CGACCCTGCTCATCGAGGACATCGGCACCTAAGGAGATATACGTATGTCATACGCATATCTCGCCGCCCTGCGGCTGATGGAAGGGGCGACGGTGCTGGCCAGCTACCCGACCCGGATCGCCGCGGTCGGCGGCGCCGGCCAGCAGGGCGTGTCGATGTTCTGGCAGGGCGTCCCGGTCGCCGGGTCGCACACCTACTCGCTCAACGTCGCATTGCAGTCCGGTACCGGGGCGGTAACCGCCCTGGCCAACACCGGCGCCCCGTCGACCCTGCTCATCGAGGACATCGGCACCTAAGGAGATATACGTATGTCATACGCATCGATCTACCAGCTGACCAGCGACCCGACGTTCGCCGGGCGTGCCACCGCGTCGGCGACCGAGCAGGCCGAAACCTACAAGGACGACGGCCGCGCCGATATCGCCGCCACCGCCGATGACGTGCTCCGCGGTGTCGGCCCGGTCGTCGGCACATTCGTCCGCATGGACGCGGCCGGGCCGGGTATCGGTGATAAGGCCGACAACGGCGACGGGACCATCGACCAGGCCAAGGTCACCGACGGCGACCTGCTGTCGCTGACCCAGGCCAACTTCCCGGTCGTCGCAGCCCTGTATTACACCTCGGAAGGCGTTCCGATATCCGAAAGCTGAGGACCATCAAAATGAGCACAACCGAACCCAACCCCACGCCCGATACTGACCCGGGCGGCCCGGTCGAGGACGACGAGCAGACCACCGACGTCGACGGCGAGGACACTGACGCCGACACCGAGACTGAGGTCATCTGGCCGGGGCCGTCCGCCGACCCCGCCGGGTGACTGTCTGGCCGGACCCGGCACCCGACCCGCCCGTCGAACGCGGCGAGGATCCCGTAACCCAACTGTTGCCCAACCTGGAACGGCTGCGGGCCATGACACCCCGTCAACGCCGCGAGCTCGTCCGGCTCGTCATCGACTGGCAGGGCCCGCTCGTCGAATGGTTCCGTGACACCGTAGAAACGATCGACCGGTGACCCTGACCCGGGTCCAGATCCCGTCGCCGAACTACTCGAGCCGCGGCGGGACGCCCATCACCCACCTCGTGTTGCACACCGCCGAAGGCGCCCTCACCTACCAGTCGCTCGGCGCCTACTTCCAGAACCCGTCCGCCCAGGTGAGCTCGCATGTCGGGATCGACGACACTCCCAACACGGTCGGCGAGTACGTGCCCCGCGTGCCCGGCAAGGCGTGGACGGCGGCGAACGCCAACCCCTACTCGGTGCAGGCCGAGCTCTGCGCGTTCGCCAGCTGGAATAGTGCTACGTGGAACAGTCACCCGACCATGCTGGCCAACACCGCCGCCTGGCTCGCCGAGGAAGCAGCCGCCCTCAACATCCCGCTGGTGCTCCTGTCCGCCGCCCAGGCCCAGGACCCCAACGCTCGAGGCGTCTGCCAGCACAACGACCTTGGCGCGTCCGGCGGCGGACACTGGGATTGCGGGCCGTCGTTCCCGATCGACCACGTAATCGACCTGGCCAAGGGCGGCGCCACGCCACCACCTGCAGAGGAAGAAGAACCGGACATGATCATGATTCAGCGCACCTCGACCGGCGGGACGGCCATGTACGACGGCGCCGTCAAACGGGCCGTCGCGGACGGCACCTCGGCCACCGCCTACCGCAACGCCGGGATCAAGGTCGCCGTGTTGTCCGCCGCGGAGTTCGACTCGATTCCCTGGGTCACTCAGATTCTGACTAGCAAGTAACGGTGGCCGACCCGGCCGGCTCGCCGCCGGGACCACGTCATCATCTGCTGCTGTTCCGGCTCGCCGCGTTCGCGCTCGGTACGGCGGTGATAATCGACGCCATGACCACCCCGGCCGCGATCGTGCAATGGGTCGCCGGGCTGGTGCTGATCGGCCTGGTCCCGCCTGAGGCGATCGCCGCCTACGTCCGCCGTCACCGCCGCTGACCGACCGCGAACAGCGGGCCGCCATGCTCATCGCCTACGCGGCGGTGGCCGTCGGCGCGTTCGCGCTCGCCGAGCTCGGCTACGTCCTGGCCCGATGGTGGCTGGGCGGGTAGTCGTGCCAAGAGCCGTGCCAAGAACATCGACACCGGGCGGCAATATTGACACTATTAGGGGAACGAAAGGCCGTGAAGTGTTCCCGAATAGCCCTGCATTTTCCCGTTTGCTATGTTCTGTGCCGGAGGTGTTGACTTTCACACGGCTGAGGTCGGAGGTTCGAGTCCTCTAGCGCCCACGAACAAAACCGCAGGTCAGAGGCCATGCGGGGCGCCAGAGCATGAGATTCCAGCGGACGCCGTGCCACATCCTTGCCAAAGCGTTTTGGCAAGATGCCAAAAAATGGGGCCGGCGCCCGCTTCCACAGGCCCGGCCCCGCGATCCGGAACCACTGGGAGGTCCCGAACATGCCCAAGCTACCTACCGACCAAGAGCTCGCCGATCTGGACGAGGACGCCGAGGTCGAAGAAGAAGAAGAGTTCGAGCTCGCCCTCGAAGAGTCTCTGGCCCACCTTCACGCCAACGAGGTCCGGGTGGTCGACTTGACCGCGGTCCAGTTGTTCAACGTGATCCGCGACGCCGTGATCGATGCCATTCTCACCGCCGAGCCCCACAAGAGGCCCCGGTCGTGACCCGCCGTAGCCGGTTCGGCAACGTCCGCCAGATCGGCTCCGGCCGATATCAGGCCCGGTGGATGGGGGACGACGGATTCCATCACAAGGCGCCCAGCACATTCGACACCCGCGACGAGGCCCAGTCCTGGCTCGACCACGTCCGGGTCAACCAGCGTGACGGCAAGCTGGTCGACGAGCGTGGCGGCGTCGTCCGATTCGCCGACTACGCGGCCGAATGGGCTGCGACCGTCGTCCACCTGCGCCAGTCCACCAAGGTCCGCGATCTCGGCTACCTGAAGCGGTACCTGATCCCCCGGTTCGGGACGGTCCCGATCGGCGACATCAAGGCCCCGGCCGTGCGGGAATGGATTGCCAGTCTGGCCACCGATCGCGGGCTAGCCCCGAGCACGGTCGAAAAGGCGAAACAGATCCTGAAAAAGATCCTCGCCCAGGCCGTCACCGACGGGCTGATCCCGGCCAACCCTTGCACCGACGTCAAGGTGCCCCGCGACGAGGTCAAAGAGATGCAGACCATCACCGCCGCGCAGATCCACGACCTGGCCAACGCCATCGACCCCCGCTACCGCGAACTGCTGCTGCTCGCCTGCTGGTCGGGTATGCGGATCGGGGAGCTCGTCGGGCTCACCGTGGGCGACATCGACGTGGTCCGCCGCCGGGTGGTCGTGACGAAGATCGTCACCGAAGTCAGCGGCCACCTCGTGTTCGGGCCCCCCAAGACCCCGGCCGGCCGCCGGGTGGTGCCGATCGTGCCCTGGCTGGCCGACGAGCTCGCCGCCTACCTCGACGGCAAGCACCCCGACGACATCGCCTTCCCGGCCCCCAAGGGCGGCTACCTACGGCTGGCCAGCTGGCGGACCCGTTTCTGGCGGGACGCGACGAAGGCGATCGGCAAGCCCGGGCTGCGGATCCACGACATGCGCCATAGCGCCGTGTCGCTGTGGGTCGCCAACGGCGTCGACCCGGCCAAGGTCGCCAAGTACGCCGGGCACACCTCCGAGATCACGGTGTTCAAGCGGTACGCCCACGTCGACCCTGACGCCAACCTCGACGCCCTCGACGTCGTCGGCCGCCCTCGCCGGGCGGCGACGGTCACCCGGATCCGCTAGGACGCTTCCCCCGTTTTTGCGGCACCGGCTCCGGGTCAGCCGTTAACGGGGTCTCATCTTGGTCGTCGGGGTGCTGTTGGTCCCAGCTGGCGGCCGCGATCTGCTCGGCGAGCGCCTTCCATGTTGGATCGGTCAGCCCAGCCTCGATAGCGGCCTTCATCGCCGCTCCGAGCACGTTGCCCATGGCAGAGTGCGTGCCGCCGGTACGGCGTCCCATGGCGCGCCACCCGTCCCAGCCCTCTGGGGAGAGGTCAAGGGTCAGCCGCTTACGTCTCCCAACCACCGCCACAGTGTTGCTGTCCCCACAGCTAGTGGGCATATCCGCGAGACCCTGCTACATTCCGCGTCGTTGTCCTTAGGACGGCGCCGGCGTGGCACCTACACCGTCTGCGAGGGGGAAGGGCTGGGCTGCGACGACGACCGGGTTCCCCGGCCCTTAGGTGACAACACTCTGTAATCACCCAAATGGTTTGCCGAATCGTGTCGATTTTGGATTTGTGTGGAACCTGTACGAAAAGCCTTGCTAACGGACCGTAGTTACAGAAATATGCCCGATATGGCAAACACCGGGAACGAACAAACCCCGCCGGATGACGTGGGCGTTATCTCTCTCGCCGACGCCTGTCGACGCCTCGACATCGGCACCAGTACCGGATATCACCTGGCGAAAGCCGGGCTGTTCCCGCTGCCCATCGTCCTGATCGGCAAAAGCCGGAAGGTGCTTAAGGTCGACATCGAGAGGTTCCTGGCCGGCGTCGACCGCGACCGACAGACCGGATGACCGCCGTCGACCTCGTCGACCGCACTAACCCTCGAGGCCGGTTCCTGGGCATGGTCAAAGACCAGCTGGCCCCGAAGGCCACCGAGCAGGAGCTCGTCTGGTTCGGCGCGATCTCGCAACGCCTGCAGGTGTCACCGTTCACGAACCCACCCGAGATCTACCTGATCCCCCGCTACGACAAGCGGCTCCGCCGCGAGGTGCACCGCCCCCAGCTGTCGATCGACGGCCGCATCGCCATAGCACTCCGATCCGACCGGCTCGTCGGGATCGAAGGCCCGGAGTTCCGAGCGGCCCGCCTCGAGGACGGCACCGCCCCGCCGTGGGTCGACCTGTGGGACACCGACGACTACCCCTACGCCGCCCGCTACCTGGTGCACGTCCGCGGGTTCGTGACCCCGGTCAACGGCACCTGCCGGTGGCAGGAGTTCGTGCAGACCGACGACAACGGCAACGTGGCGAAAATGTGGGCCGAGAAACCGTCGCTGATGCTGGCCAAAGTCGCCCTCGCCCTCGCCCTGCGCCGGGCTGGCGTCGCCGAGATCCCGTCCGATCTGGCCGTCGAGCTCGACGACGGCCCCACCTCCGAGGTTGACCAGATCACCGGACCGGCCCCGGCGACGGTTGACCCGGAAACCGGCGAGCTCACCTCGCCGGGCTCCGAACCGGCCCGCCGCGTGCTGCCACCCGCGGCGGACCGGCCGGAGTGCGTTACCGCCGCTCGAGCGAAACTGGCCCTCGTCGACGCCTACGAGGCCGCCGGCTACGACCCGCTCGTCGCCCGCGCCCGCGCCGCCCAAACATGGGGACCCCGCCAGTCCGACGAAATCTCACAACAGCACCTCGAGGCGTTGCTTGCCTCGGTCACAGACTCGCCGGTGGTGGACACCTTGGAGCGGACGGACGCTACCGGCGAGCACCTCTCCCCGGAGGTGGTGGCAGGGGAAGCTCCTGCCTCCGGGGAGAACACCGACGGAACCCGGTTCACCGAATGACCGCCACCACCCGGGCGTGTCGCCATTGTCGGACCCGATTCACGCCGCCGGCTACCACCGGCCGCCCGCAGCTTTACTGCTCAAAGCGGTGTCGACAGGCCGCTTCAAGGGCAGTTGCGTCGCGGGTTGCGTCGCGAACGGGAGCGACGAAAGATGCGACGAAATATGCCTCAACCCGGGAGTTGTTGGGCCAGTCGGACCAGAACGATTGGCGGACGCCGCGCCGGTTTCTCGACGCGGCCCGGGTGGTCATGGGCGGCGTCGACCTCGACCCAGCCTCGAGCATGGAGGCGAACGAGACTGTTGAGGCGGCCCGGTTCTACACCGAGGCCGACGACGGGCTGATCCTGCCGTGGCGTGGCCGAGTGTGGCTCAACCCGCCGTACGGGGGACAGGCCCGGCTGTTCGTCGAGCGGCTCGTCCGCGAGTACGAGGTCGGCAACGTGACCGCCGGGCTGACCCTGGTCAACTCCCACCCGACCGAAACCGCCTGGTTCCAGCAGTTGTTCCGCTACACGATCTGTTTCGTCCGCGGCCGCATCGATTTCGGTGGCCCGTCGCGGGAGGTGTCGTCGAGCTCGACCCACGGGTCGGCTATCGCCTACCTCGGCGGCGACGTGGCCCGGTTCGCGGCCGCGTTCGGCGAGTTCGGATCGGTGGTCGCCCGTGTCTAATCTCCGCGACCGTGCCAAGACGGCCGACAGTCTCGTCGACTGGGAGTTCCTGAATCCCGCCTGGGGCGGTACCAGGGCACGGCCGAGCGACATCGACGGCGAGATCGAGCAGAACTACCACTGGCTGACCCTGGAAGGGAAACGAGTCGGGCACCGGTGGAATCTGGACGACGCCCAGTTCCGGACGCTAAAGCACAAGAGCGAACTGCCGGAGTTCTGCGTCATGGTGCTCTACGTCGAGAACCCGTGGGCGCCGACAGTCAGGTTCGTCGAGGTCGTCGCGCCCGGGATGCCTCACCACCGAGAGTTGCGGGCGGCGACGAACGCCGACGTGATCGCCTGGTGCAACCTCTGGTGGAACCACACCCGCTGCTGCCGGGACGCCCACCTGTGCCCGCACAACATGACCGATTTCGTCGAATGACTGAGATCCTCGAGTGGCTCGAGTGGGCATGGGAGGTGCAGCATGTCCGCCACCTCCGATGGGTGGCCGAGCAGGCCGGCGACCGAGGCGCTTACGAGCGGGCGGCGAAGAAACTGGGCGAGCTCGAGGCGGCCCGGTGGTGACTGACCAACGACTGGTATTCGCCCGGGTCGATCAACCAGAGGAAACCGGCGAAGAAGGCCGCCACCCGCGCGTGGCGTACACGCTGATCATGGTCATCCCCGAGGCGGAGGCCGCCGACCTGCTCGCCGCCTTCCAAACCCGCCAGGAGCCGACATGAGCCCGGCGAAGCAGCAGCCGCCGGGGCCGTCAACCTTCCTTCTGTTCCAATGCGACAGGTGCGGCCGGTTCACCCGCAGCCTCGCCTTGCACGCCGACAACGGCCGCTGCACCCCACCCGAAAACAAAGAGGAATCGTGAATATCGCCGCGGTCATGGCCGCGCTTGACGTGTGGGATTTGGACCACATGCCGAAGATGGCGCTCCTCACGATGGCATGCCGCGCGGGCCGTTACTCAGGTCGGGTGACGGTCCCGACCCGACGGCTGGCCGCCGATTTGCACGTCCACTACAACACCGCCGAGCGGGCCGTCCAAGCCCTCGAAAAGGCCGGATATGTGACTGTGGATAAGCGGCCCGGAGTGGTGTCCACCGTGACCATCGATTTGGGCTACCTCCAACTTTGCGGTGGGGGTACCTCCACACTGGGAGGTGAGGGACCTTCACACTCTGGAGCGCGAACTAAGGAGTCTTTGGAGAAAACCAAGACAGCCGGCCGCCGCCACAACCGGGCGCCGGCTGTGGAAAACCCCGCCAGTTCGTGGGTAACCGAACGGGCCCCGTCACCCTGGAAACTTGACGACAACGGCAACGCCGTCATGCACCCCCGTCTGACCCCGGACGCGATCGCCGCCTGCCCCTACTGCGACAACCACGGCCGCCTCTGGGACAGCACCACCGGCGACCTGGTCGGCCAATGCACCCACCAGCGAACCGTGTCCGACCTCACACTCAAAGACGTACTCGAGTCCACATGACCGACGACGAGCAAACCCACCTGTGGGTCGACCCTGACCCGGCCAAGCACACCCCGACCCGGCCGCCGCTGAACTACCGGACTCTCGGCCGGCGGCTATGGAACAACCCGCGCGCCCGGAAAGCACTCGAAGAGCTCAGCACCCGGCCGGTTCCCGAGAAATGCAAATACCTCACATGCACTCGGCTCGGCGAAGAACGCCACCACATCGCACCGAAAGACCGGTTCGGCCCGCTCGCCGAGATGTTCGGCGTGGTCTGGCTGTGCCAGGAACACCACCTGCTGATCACTGACGGCCTACGAGAAACACCGATGACGTCGTGAGCCGGCCCCGGGCGTGGGATACCCGCGACGACATCCACCGCCAACACCTCGAGGAGCAACGCCTCATGGTCCGCAACCCGGCCAAGCTCGCCGCCCGCGCCCGCTGGTACCGAGCCCACGGCAACCCCGTCGAGGCCGACCGCATCGAAAAAATGCTCACCTCGGCGCACCTGTGCCGGCGCTGCGGTCGTGAGCTCACCGACCCCGCCTCCATCGAGGCCGGCATCGGCCCCGACTGCGCCACCCTCGAGGCGGCCAGATGATCCCCCGTATCCGACCCGCATGGCAGCTGATCTACTGCCGGGCGTGCGGCCGACGGATCTACGACGACACCGGCGTCGACATCCACCGCTGGTGGTGGGACTGGTGGCCGTGGTGAGACGCCATCGAGCGTCGACGCCTGGGGCTCGACTCGTGAACGACGGCACGCAGTCCCCTAACACCGAATATGCGGGCACCGTGCGGCGCCTGACATTGGCGAGCGATGCGCTCCTCGCCGCATGGGAAGCCGATGGCGACAATGACACCGACCACTTGTGGGATGAGTACCACGACGCGCTTACCGCAGTCGTGGACCACCCTGCACATGACGTCGTCCGATACCGCCGCGACGCCCGCCGACTCCGGGGGGAGCGGTCGTGAACGACGGCACGCAGTCCCCTAACACCGACTATGTGTGCTGGTGCGACGGCGAGCCGACTTGCACCCGCCGAACCGACACCGAGTATGGGCTATGCCATCTCTGCTCGGAGCAGGGGCACGAGGCGTTACCGCCGCTGCCATTCTCACTAGCCCACAGCGGCCCATGACCCAGAACCCCGACTATGCGACCAGGGCCGAAGCCATCGCCGCAGGCTTGCTGGCTGGTGCGTGCTCTGCTTGTGGTGACGACGTTTGGTCAGACCGCTCACCGACTTTCGTCGCTACCCGTGGCGACGTCTGGCACAGAGATTGCGCCGAAAGGGAGCGAGATCTACTGGACGAGGCACTAGCCCACGTTGCGATGCGTGCGGCCGGACCCGGGAGCTATTCGCAGGGGTCGAACCGTGACTGTTCCGGATAACGCCAAACTAGACACGATGCCGAGTAACGATCCGCGCTACGACACGACCGCATGGCGTCAGACCAGACTCGTCGTGCTCGAGCGTGACCGTGGCCAGTGTCAGATGCACCGTGACGGTCGGTGTCGTGGGTACGCCACCGAGGTCGACCACATCGTCGCAGTAGCACACGGTGGAGACTTCTACGCCCTGTCCAACCTGCGCGCTGCCTGCTCCACCTGTAACCGGGTGGCAGGAGCGGAGGTCATGTGGCAGCGCTACCACACGACCACCGCGCCCTACCTGACACGGTTCTGATCGGTGACGAACCGAGTCGCAGTCAACGATGGGGCGGGTCGACACGGGGGCCAGCGAAACGGCGGGGGTCGATTTTTCAAGGGGAACAGCCCCCCACATCCCGTTCATATCCAACTTTTTTGCTCCGGAACGGCCGGGAACGGGCTGGTCAGAGGCGGTTTTGACGTGACGGGGCGGCATGGCTGGTGACCGGGACCGATCGGGGCGGAAACGGGGCCGGGTCGAGCAGGCGCTCGAAACGACCCTCATCGACCGCTCGGACATCACCCGGGCCGCCAGGGCGGCGCTGCGAGTGCAGGCGCACGCCTTGGATCTGGCCGAGGCCGCCGAGGCGCCCGAGCTCATCACGACCGTCAACGCCGGCTATCTCGACTTGCTGCAAGCGAATGGGCTGACCAGTGACCACCCGGAGCCTGTCGACGCGTTCGAGCAGCTCCTGGCCGATCTCGGCCGGGCCACCGCCAGCCCTGGCCACACCGCGGAGCCCTGACCGGCTGACGTTCGGGCCGGCCGTGGCCAAGATGGCGGCGGCGTCGGGGAAACCGTTCATGCCGTGGCAGCACTACGTCGGCGACGTGCTCGGCGAGGTCGACGACCAGGGCCGCTACTGCTTCAAGTTCGGGATTATCACCGTGCCCCGCCAGTCGGGCAAGACGACGTATGACGGGGCGCTGATGGATCACCGGGCGCTGGTCATCCCCAGGGCTCGGGTTTGGTTCACGATGCAGTCGGGGAAGGACGCCGTCGATTGGCTGGTGAACGAGCATTGGCCGGTGGTGGCCACGTTCGGTCGGGAGGTGCAGCTGCGGCGGGCGGCCGGCTCCGAGCACATCCGGTGGAACCGGTCGAGCGGGTTGATCCGCCCGTTTCCGCCGACCCCGGACGGCCTGCACTCGAAGATCTCGGATCTGGTGGTGGTCGATGAGTGCTGGGCGTTCGATCTGCAGCGGGGTCGGGATATCGACCAGGCCATCGTGCCGACCCAGGCGACCCGCCCGAACGCTCAGGTGGTGAAGGTGTCCACGGCGGGTGATGCGACGTCGACGTGGTGGCTGGGGACCGTCGAGCAGGGCCGGGCCGCGGCCACCGCGGGGCGTACCAGCGGGATCGCCTATTTCGAGTGGGCGTGCCCGGACGATCTCGACCCGTGCGACCCGGCGTCGTGGCCCGTGTATCACCCGGCGTATGGGCGGACGATCGGCGATGAGGCGATGCAGGCCGCGCTCGACATTCTCGGCCCGGACGAGTTCGCACGCGCCTACGGCAACCGGTGGGTATCGACCGTCAGTCGGGTGATCCCGCTCGCGGCGTGGCGGGCCGCGGCCGAGGCGCCCGCAGACCTGCCCCAGGCCGGCCGTGTGGCCCTGGCGTTCGACGTGGCGGTCGACCGGTCGGACGCGGCGATCGTGGCCGCCTGGCGCACGGAGGACGGTGTCGCCCACCTCGAGGTCGCCGACCACCGCCCGGGCGTGGGCTGGCTGCCGGAACGGTTCGCGGAGCTCGTCGAGAAATGGCGGCCGATCGCGGTGGCCCACGACGCGGCCGGCCCGGCCCTCGACGTGGCCGACGTGATAACCCGCCGCGGGCTCGGCGGGCTCGAGCTCGACGGGCTGAAGGCCCGCGAGTACGCCGCCGCCTGTGCCGGGCTGCTCGAGGGATTGACGGCGGACCCGCCGACCGTCCGGTACCGGCCGCACCCGGCGCTCGACGCCGCCGCCAACGACGCCGCCCGGCGCACGCTCGGCGACGCGTGGGCGTGGGGTCGCCGCCAGTCGGCCGGGAGTCTGGCCGCCCTCACCGCGGGGACTGTCTCAGTGTGGGCGTACGATCACGCCCCAGCGGACATCGGCGATTTCCGGATCATGTAGCAGACGGCGGCACCCGTTACCACGACCTGCAACAATTAGGTTGCAATGTCGATGGTCGCGCCGCCACCGTGGTCGGTCGGGCGCGCCGTCCCTCCCGGTCGGTCACCGCCGGGGAACCTGATCCCGCCGCCGTGGCAGTCAGGGCCGGGCGGACCCGGGCCGTACGTGTTCGACGCCCAGTCGGCCCGGCGGATCCCGTCGGTGCAGCGAGCGATCCAGTTGTACGGCGGCATGGTGAAGCAGATGCCGATGGACGCCTACCGGGGCGGGCAGCCGTTGGACCGGCCGGCGCTGCTCGACTCGCCGGATCCTACGATCGCCTGGCCCCGGTCCCGGTTCGTGCAGTCGTCGGTGGAGGATTACATCCTGTCCGGCAACGCCGTGTCCTACGTGACCGCTCGAGGCGCGGACGGCTGGCCGCTGGCCTGCAAGTACCTGCCGATCACCTGGGTTTACATAACGTGGATGCCCGGCGACTACGGCACCGTGCAATACACCTACCTGGGCGAGGTGCTCAACCCGGCGAACGTCATCCACGTCGCCAGGGGCGTCGACCGGTTCTACCCGATCCGCGGCGTCGGCGTCGTCGAGGAAGCGTTGTCGACCCTGGACCGGGTGGCGGCCGAGGAAGAATACGAGCGGACGACGCTCAGCGGCGCGGCGGTGCCGTCGGTGGCGATCATCACCCCGCAGGCGACGATCACTCAGGACGTCGCCGACGAGGCGAAAGACAACTGGCTGGCCAAGTATTCGGGGCCGAACCGGGTGCCGGCGATCCTGCCGAACGGAACCCAGGTGATCCCTCTCGCCTGGTCGCCGTCGGACGCCCAGTTGACCGAGGCCCGGCACATGTCGCTGATCGACGTGGCGAACATGTTCAACCTCGACGCCTACTGGTTCTCGGTGCCCGTCGCCGGGATGACCTACAAGACCTCCGCGCCGCAATACCAGCAGATCCTCCGCACGTCGATCGAGCCGGTCCTGGCCGATTTCGAGGGCGTCTGGTCGTATGCGTGGCTGCCGCGCGGTCAGACGGTGCGGTTCGACCGGAACAAGCTGCTGCAGGAGGATCTGCCGACGACGGCGATGGCGCTCGCCCAGCTGGAAGCGGCCGGGATCATCACCCCGCAGACCGGGTGGCGGATCCTGCAGGGCGAGCCGTTGGCGTCGCTGCCGCCGCCACCGAAGAAACAACCGCCGCCGACGCCGGTGCCTGGTGTCATCGTCCCGCCCACGACGGCACCGGCACCGCCGGTGCCGGCCGGCGAGTCCGACGAGGAGGACAGCTGACATGGCCGACATCGAGCACGCCGTGTTCGGTTTCGAGGTCCGCGACCTCGAACCCGGCAAAGGCCCGTACACGCTGATCGAGGGGCGGGCCGTCCCGTATGACACCTGGGCCAACGTCGGCCCGTACATGGAACGCTTCAAGCCGGACGCCTTCAAGAAGTCGATCTCCGAGATGACCAAACGGCTGCCGCTGATGCTGTTCCACGCCCGGGAGGATCCGTGGCCGGTCGGCCAGGCCGTCAAGTGGCAGAGCCGGTCCGACGGGCTGCACGGCCAATGGCAGTTGAACGGGTCGCCGAACGCGCAGCGGGCCGCCGAAATGGCGCACTCCGGCGACCTCGGTTACCTGTCGATCGGGTTCGTGCCGATCCGGTCCGAGCCGGAGATGGCCGCCGACTACAACCCGGCGCTCGGCGAGGCTCACATGGACCGGATGACCCACACCGAGGCCCGCCTCGTCGAGGTGTCGATCGTGCCGACCCCGGCGTACGCCGACGCTCAGATCACCCTCGTCCGCGACTACCGCCGGCCTGGCGGTGTCACCCCTCGACTGACCGCCTATCGCCGAGTGTGGGCCGCGGAGCGCGCTACCCTTCCCGGCTGAGGACCGCCGGACCCGCGCCGCCCTGACCGCCGAACCCCACGCCGGACCGTATGGCACCACCTGGGGATCACCGTCAGGTCACCCGTGGCACCACCGTCTGACAAGGAATCACCGTCCGACTGAAAAGGTGCCCGACATGCCGAACGCCGTTCTCGACCGCCTGCTGACCTCCCGTCAGGAGCAGATCAGTTTCATCGACCAGACCCTCGACCGGGTCGAAACCGAAGGCCGCGACATGGTCGACGCCGAGGTCAAGAACCTCGACGCGGCCCGCCAGCGGATCGTCGAGCTCAACGCTCAGATCTCGCCGCTGGAGGATTTCGAGAAGCTCCGCGACGCCCACGACCACGCCCTGCCCGTACCGCGAGGTGACCGTGTGCCCGCCCAGGCCCGCGCCGCCGGCGGCAACGACCGGGCGCCGACGTACCGGTCGGCCGGCGAGTTCGTCGTCGACCTGATCCGGGCCCGAGGTATCCACACTGACCCGGACCCGGCCGCCCAGCAGCGCATCGCGCAGACCCGCGCCCTGGTGAACCAGATCACCACCGACACGCCCGGCCTGCTCCCGACGCCGATCGTCGGCCCGGTCGTGAACCTGATCGACTCGAATCGGCCGCTCATCTCGAGCCTCGGCGGTGCGAAGGCCCTCGGCGGGATTCCCGGGTCGACGTTCACCCGGCCGAAGGTCACCCAGCACACCACCGTCGGCCCGCAGTCCGCCGAGAAAACCCTGCTCCCGTCGCAGAAAATGGTCATCGGGTCGGTGCCGTTCGCGAAGCAGACCTACGGCGGCACGGTCGACATATCCCGCCAGGACATCGACTGGACCAGCCCGTCCGCCTGGGACATTTTGGTTCGCGACCTGGCCGCCGTGTACGCCATCCAGACCGAAACGGCCGTCGCGCTCGACTTCAAGACGAAGGCGATCGGTACCGCCGTGGTCGTCGGCACGAACGACCTGCACGGCTGGACGACCGCCCTCTACACCGCGGCTATGCACTCCTATCAGGCGTCGTTCCAGATGCCCGACCGGATCTGGTGCTCGCTTGACGTGTGGGCCGCGCTCGGCTCGCTCGTCGACGTCGCCCGGGTCGTCCTGCCACCGACCAGCGACTACGACAACGCGGCTGGCATGTCGAGCCTGTCGTCGTTCTCCGGTGACGTGCTCGGACTGCCCCGCATCGTGGTCCCGACGTTCCCGGCCGGCACGGCCATCGTCGGCCCGTCCGCCGCCTACGAGGCGTACGAGGAAGTGATCGGGCTGCTGTCGGTCATCGAGCCGTCGATCCTCGGTGTCACCGTCGCCTACGGCGGATACGTGGCGTTCGGTGCCCTGTACGGCAACGCCCTGGTCCCGCTCACCCCGCCCGCCGGTATGCCGACAATGGACGCGGTGCCGGCGATCGACGCCGAGGTCGCCGCCGACGAGGACGGCAACCCGACCACCGGCCGCAAGAGCAGCGCCAAGAGTTAGCGGATGGCCTGGAAGATTCACCCGGCCGGGAGTTGGGGCATCGCCACCACGGACACGCCCGCGCAGATGGCGGCCGTCCTGGCGTTGCCCGGCTCCTGGCCGATCGGCCAGCAGCCGTCCTGTTTCGTCCGGAAAGACCAATGGCTGAACCTGGCCGCCGGCCCGGAGGTCGACTCGATCACCCCGAGCGGCGGCCCGGCGGCCGGCGGGACCGGGGTCACGATCTCCGGGTCCGGGCTGGTCGGCTCGACCGGGGTCACGATCGGCGGCAACCCGGCGACCGGGTTCCTGGTCAATAGTGATGCCACTATCACCTGCATCGCACCAGCCCACGCCGCCGGAACGGTAAACGTGGTCGTGCAGAACCCTCGAGGGAACGTGACGACTCCCGCCGCGTTCACCTACAGCTAGAGATGGCGTCCTGGCCGGCGTTGAAAGAGGTGCGGTCGTTTCTGCGCCTGCAACCCGACGCCGACCAGGACGCCGTCATACAGACCGCCCTCGCCGCGGCGACCGCGGCCGGGGTCAAGCGGATGGGTTTCGTCATCACCGTCGTCGACAACGGCGACGGCACCATGACCCGCACCTACACGCCCCGCTACCCGCCCGACACGGCCGACCTGCCCGACTCCGCCCACCAGGCGTGCGTCATGCACGCCGGCCGGCTGTACCGGCGTCGTGACACCGTCGACGGGACGCTCGGATTCGGGGATATGGGCGTGGTCCGGGTCGGCCGGTTCGACGCCGACATCGAGTTTCTGTACGCCCTCGACGCGCCGCTGGTTTTCGGGTGAGTTGGGATCGGGCGCTCGCCGCGGCCGCCCTCGAGGTCGTGCTCGCCGACGGCACCGCCGCCATGACCCCGCCGGCGTCAGTGTTCTCGCAGCCGCCGTCGACGTACAACCCGCCCGCCCTCGTCATCCAGTACCCGACCCAGGTGCTGCTACACCAGCCGGCGTTCGCCGTCGACATCGCCACCGTGTCAGTCCTGGCCGTGGCCGGCCTCGAGGAGTCCGACACCGTCGACGAGCTCCTGCTGCTCGCCGTCGAGGCCGTCGAGGGCGACCCGCAGCTGGGCGACACCGTGCAGATCGCCCGCCCCGTCGAGCACCGCCCGTGGCGGATCGTGAACGTCGCCGGTGCCGACTATCTCACCGCAGAACTGGCCCTAGAGATCCGAATGTGAAGGAGACAGAACCATGTCCGACGTAGACACCCTCGACGCCCCGGTGCTGCTGGTCGATCCGGCCCCGTCGAACGCCCAGCCGCTGATGATGACCGACACCTACGTCGAGGTCAACGGCGCCAACCTCAAATGCCTCTCGTTGTCGGTGTCGCTCGAGGTGGACAACAACCCGATCACGCAGACCACGTTCTGCGGCGTGCAGGAGTACCCCGGCCCATCGAAATATCATTTCGTGGCCAAGTTCGCCCAGTCGTTCGACCCGGGCGGCACCGACGCCACCCTGTCCGCCGCTGTCACCGCCTACGCCCTGGCCGGGACGCTCGCCGCGTTCAAGGTCCGCCCCTACGGGTCGAGGCCGGTAGCGGCGAACAACCCCGAATACTCCGGGTTCCTGATCCCGCTGCCGTACAACGTGTTCGGCGGCGACGCCGGCAACGCCTCCGAGGTCGACATCGACTGGACGGCGTCGGGACCGTGGACCAAGAGCACCGGGGCGGTGGCGGCGACCGGCGCGAACGCTGGTGCGCCGGGCCAGTTCACCCCGGCCGGCTGCACCCGACCGGCGAACCTCGCCGGGCTCGGTGCGGTGACCGCGTCGCCGGCGACGGCATGGTCGGCCGGCCAGTACGTCGTCACCGCCGACCAGCTGGGCGCTCACTGGTCCGGCTCGGCGTGGGTCGCCGGTGTCGCATGACGAACGCTCAGACCGTGATCCTGCTGATCGAGGTCGGCATCGTCGCCCTCGCCAGCCTGGTTCTAGTCGTCGCCAGGCGCTGATGGCCGACGACCCGGTCGTCGCCATCGTCGGCATAAAAGCCCTGAGCCGGGATATCAACAAGCTCGTCGACGACGAGCGCGGCCCGCTGTTCAAGGCCATGATCGCGGCCGGGAAAACCGCCGCGGACCCGGTCGCGGCGGCGACCCGCTCCGCGCTGCCCCGCTCGACCCGGCAAACCGACGACGACGGCCGCCTGTCCGGGTCGGTGCGGTCGTCGGGGACCAGGACCGGGGCCACGGTGCGGATGGGGTCGAAAGCGGTGCCGTGGGCCGGCTGGGTCGAGTTCGGCGGCGCCCGCCACCGGCCGTGGGAGTCGTCGCGGGAGTACGTGAAGGACGGCCGCTACCTGTTCCCCGCGGCGCGCGGCCTGGCCGAGCGGTCCGAGCAGCTTTACAGCGGCGCCCTCGAGCGGATTTTCGCCTCGAGCGGCGTGTGGACGAACACGGGGGACGATGTCCATGACTGACGAGCTCGAGCACCGCCTGGTCGTCGTCGACGCCAGCATCCCGCCCCGGTTCCGGCCCGCCGACCTGCGCGTCGTGCGGGCCATGACCGGCCGGTCGCTGATGGAGATGGTCGGCGGCGACGACGACGCCGACCGCATGGCCGCCCTGGCGTTTTTCGCCATGCGCCGAGCGGACCGGGACGCCCCGACGAAAGTACTGTGGGACGCCGCCGAGCAGGCCGACGTCGAGATCATCAGAGGTGACGACGTGGACCCCACGAACGCCGATGGTTCGACGCCGTCGCCAGTTTCTGCCACTACTGGCATTGCCTCCCGGTAGATCTCTATGCGTTGGAGGATGCCGAGTTCGCGGCGATGGTCCGCCTCATGCAGAAAGAGGCGGCCGCAATCGAGCGTGCCTCGAGGTCGCAGCGTCGTCGGTAGTGCGTCTGTTCCTGTTCTGCTCGGCGACCGTCGCCCACCGGCAGTTGCCCGGCTCGTAGTCCCCATCGTTGTCTATCCGGTCGATGGACAGATCGTCCCGGTAACCGTTCGCGAGCGCCCAGTCCCGGAAGGCCACGAAGTCGCGCCATTCATCGCAAACCCGGATGCCGCGGTCTGCGTAGGTTCGACGGGTTGCCTCGCTGTTCGGGTTGACGGTTCTGCGGACCATTCCGATCCAAATGCGGTTGAGCCGGGTTCCGTGCCCGCCGTGGCGCCAGTTGGCCGCCACGGTCCGCTCCGACTGGAAACACCCGCACGACGTCGTCGTGCGCCGCACCAGCGGTGTCGCCTGCTGGTAGCGGACGGTCCCGCAGTCGCATCGGCACAGCCACCGCCGCCATTTGGCACCCGCGGGCCGGTCCGGGCCGCCGATAATCGTCCAGCGGCCGAACTGATCGCCGATGCTGATGGGAATAGCACGCATCATCCTACTATAGGCGGTGTCTAGGTGGCCGGCCCGTCGATCATGGTCCGGATCCTCGCCGACCTGACCGGCCTGTCGAAGGCGACATCGTCGGCCGGGAAAACCGCCGAGGGCGCGGCATCGAGAATGCACGGGGCGTTCTCGTCGGTGCTCGGCCAGTTGAACGCTACCGGCGTGCTCGGCCCGTTCGGCGAGGCCCTCGACGGTGTCGACCAGGCCCTCGACTCGATCGAGAAGCACGGCAAGGACGTCGGCCTGGCCATGATCGGCGTCGGCGGTGCCATCGCCGGTGTCGGTATCGGATTGCAGTCCCTCGGCTCGAAAGACAAGGCCGCCCACGCCCAGTTGCAGTCGGCGGTAGAGGCGACCGGCCACGACTACGAGGACTACGCCGAGAAGGTCGAAAACGCGATCAAGGTGCAGGAAAGGTTCGGGACGTCGGCCGCCACGACCCAGGACGCCTTACGGATCCTGACTCAGGCGATGGGCGACCCGATGAAGGCGCTCGACTATCTCGGCACCGCCGCCGACCTGGCCGCGGCCAAAAACGAGAGTCTGACCGTCGCCGCGACCCAACTGGGCCAGGCGTACAACGGTTCCACGAAACTGCTGAAACAGTTCGGTATCGAGGCCGCCCCGAAAGCGGCCACGGCGACCAAAGCGCTCGACACGGCCACGAAAGCCGCGGCGACGGCGACCGAGGCTTACGCCAAAGCGAAACAGAAAGCCGCCGACCTCGAGGCCATCGACGCCGGCAAGAAGAAGCTGACCACCGCGCAAAGTATCCGGCTCCGCGACGCCCAGCAGGCGGTCACCGCGGCGGCGTCGGCGGCTCAGGCCGCGGCGGTGAAGCTCGCCGCGGCGGAGGACGCGGTGAAGAAGGCGACGACCGCGCAGACCGACACGATGACCGCCCTGTCGGACAAGCTGAAAGGCCAAGCGTCCGACGCGGCGGACACGTTCGCCGGGAAGCTCGACGCCATTAAGGCCCGGGTCGAGGATTCGGCCGCCCAGTTCGGCCAGAAATACGGGCCGGCCATCACCTACGTCGGTGGGGCCATCACCGCCCTCGGCTCGGCGATCGAGGCGACCATGATCATCACCGAGGCGTTCCGGGCGGTTATGGCGTCGACGGTGGTGACCGAGCTCCTGATGATCGGCCCGATAATCCTGGTCGTCGCCGCGCTCGCCGCGCTCGGCGTGGCCGCCTACGTGATCTACCGGAACTGGGGGACCATCTGGAAGGGCATGAAGGCCGCCGCGGTGGACGTGTGGAACTGGATCAAGAACAACTGGCCGTACCTGGTCGGCATCATTCTCGGCCCTATCGCCCTCGCCGCCGCCATCGTCTATAAACATTGGGCGACGGTCAAGGCCGGCGCCGCCGCCGTTTACAACTGGTTCGTCACGACCTGGCGGACCCTGACCGGGTACATCACCGCCCCGTTCGACGCGGCCTGGGGCGCCATCGAAAACGCGTTCCGGGGCATGGTCAACGCCATCATCGACATCTGGAACGGCCTGCATTTCACGCTCCCGAAGATCAACGAAGGCCCGATTCACCTCGGCGGCGAAACGATCGGCGTGCCCCGCATCCCGCACCTGTCGCAGGGCGGGCTCATCACCTCCACCGGGCTGATCTACGCCCACGCCGGCGAGGCGATCACCCCGGCCAAGGACGTCGGCCCTCGAGGCCCGGCCGTCGTCCTGCAGAACGCCCATTTCAGCAGCGACGTGGACGTCGAGGCGTTCATGCGGAAAGCGGCCTGGGTCGTGCAGACCCAGCGGATATGACCTGGACCCCGCCCGCCGTGTCGTGTGTTCGGGCCGCCTGGCTGGCGCTCGGCTCGACCACGATCCCGCTCGAGAACCAGGCCGCCGGGTATTTCTGCTCGAGCCTGGACCTCGGATACCCCGACGTCCGCGACGTGGTGAACAACCGGCCCGACCAGGACGGCATCGACGACCGGACCATGTATATGGGATCCCGGGTTGTCACCGCGGCGATCACCGCGCTCGCCGGGGCCGGCGCCCGCATCGACGCCGTCGCCGCGTCGTTCGCCCCGTTCATGGTCCCGTCGGCCCGGCCCGTGCTGCACTACGTGCTCGACCGGCCCGGCGCCGCCGAGCGGACACTGACGATGCGGGCGTCCGGGTATTCGTGGCCGATCTCCGGAGCCGACCAGCGGGACATCCAGCTGCAATGGGTCGCCGACCCGGTCGCCCGCGACGTCAACCAGCAGCAGGTGATCGCCTGGTCGGGTTCGTCGACGGTCGCCGGGCGCACCTACCCGCTGACCTTCAATCGGATCTACCCGCCGGGCGGCGGGACCGGTACCGGCGCCACCATCCGCTCCGCCGGGGATGTCCCGGTCCGACCCCGCCTGCTGATCTACGGGCCGATCACGAACCCGCGGGTCAATTTCGTCGTGTACCCGGCGCTCACTCAGACGGCCCTGGTGACTCAGGGCGGGCTGATAATCAACGCCGGCCATTACCTCGACGTGGACACGGCCCGAAAGACCGCCTACGTCGACGGCGACCCGGCCCAGTCGGTCCTGCAGTACGTGGATTGGATCAACAGCTCCTGGCCGGTCCTGCCCGTCAACCCCGGGTACACGCTGATGACTCTCGCCGGGTCGTCGACGTCGGGGATAACCCAAGTGCAGGCCACATGGCGGGACGGGTTCCTGACGTGACGGTCCCGGTCCCGCCCGGCCGAGGTCAATGGCGGCTCACGCTGCACCAGCGCCGCTACACCGCGTCCCGGCTCGGCGACACCGTAATCGCCGAGCTCGTCGACGCCCGGTCCCGCCAGCTGGTGCAACAGTTGAACAGCGCCGCCGTGCTCACATTCTCGGTCGACGGTCAGTCGCCGACCGCCGGGCTGATCCAGGAGCTCGCCCACGACGTCGTCGCCTGGCGGTGGGATGAGAACAACGGCGTCGACGTGCCCGTGTTCCGCGGGGTCATCGCCCAATCCGAGGACACCATTTCGGAGCAGGCCGACACCGTGAACTACACCTGCCACGACTACATCGACCTTCTGACCCGGCGGTGGGTCACCGCCGCGACCGGCGGCGGGATCACCTACGGCCAGACGGACCAGGATCTGATCGTGAGCGGGCTGCTCAACCAGGCGATCGGCGTGACCACCTCGAGCGGTGCCGGCGGTGTCGGCCCCGGCGTGCCGCTCACCCCGGGCGCGTACCTGCCGTTCGCTATCTCGCTCGCCACGCCGGCCGGCGCCACCCGCGGCCTGTCACAGGTCTACCGGGACCGGAACTACCCGGGTCAGTCGAACATCGGCCAGGCCATCGACGACCTCGCCCATGTGATCGGCGGGTTCGACTACGACGTCCGACCCGACCCGGCCGGGGTCACCGCCGACCATTTCCGGATCTTCTATCCCCAGCAGGGCGTGACCCGCACGACCCCGCAGCTGGTCTACGGGTCGACTGTCGCCTCGCTGACCCGGTCGGTGAACAGCGCCGACTACGGCAACTACTGGCGGGTTCTCGGCAACAACGGCTCCGACGACCCGCTCGCCGCCCAGTTCTACGCCGAGGCGTGGAACGCCGACGCGGCCAACGGGGTCGCTGGCGCGGTCGGCATGTGGATGAACGCCGAGAACGCCTCGGACGTCACCGTGCAAGCCACCCTCAACGAGCAGGCCGCCGGCGATCTCAACCTGTACGGCGTGCTCATCCCGTCCTACAGCCTGGCCCTGCGGCCCGGCGCGTACACGTGGACGAACCCGAACATGGGCGACACCGTCCCGCTGGTCATCCAGAAAGGCCGGCTCAACGTCAACACCACGATCCGGGTCGTCGGCATCGAGTACGACATCGGCGACGACGGCCAGGAGGACGTGACCCTGACCGTCGGACGGGCGCCGACGACGCTCGCCGACCTGCTCGCCGCGCCCGTCCGCGACGTCAACGCCCTCGCCAGGAGATGACCCGATGACCCGTTACACCCCGCAATGGTTGCAGTCCGGTTCCTACGCCGGATCCCAGGACCGTCGCCTGCTCGGCGCCCTGTGGCCCGGCCCGGCGAGCTCTGGCTGCGCGGTCACGGCCGCCTCGGCCATGACCGTCAACGTGGCACCCGGCCAGGTCGCCGTCCCGACTCAGAACAACACCGGTTCGACGCTGTGCTCGTCGGACGCCACCGAGCAGGTAACCCTCACCGCCGCGCCGTCCGGAACGAACCGGATCGACCTCGTCATCTGCCGGCCGCGCGGCGCCGACCTCGACGGCGGCGCCAACAACGACTTCATTTTCGATTTCGTGACCGGCACCGCGTCGGCGTCACCGGTCGCGCCTGCCGTCCCGGCCGGGACCGTCGCCCTGGCCCAGATCTACGTGCCGAGCAATTCGGCGAGCGTGACCGGCGGGAACATCACCGACCTCCGCCCCGGCGGCCTGTCGGTGGCGTCGCTGGCCCCCACGTCGAACCCTCGAGGCGAGCTCACCAGCGCCGTGCAGACGGCCAACAGCACGGGCACCAGCGCCGCGACCGGGGTCACCTGGTATTCGGCGCCGGCGTTCACCACGGACGGCACCCGACGGATCAAGGTCACGTACAACGGGATATTGCAGTCGGGGACGGTCGGCGACTTGGCCGCCCTGCGGCTGATGGAAGGGGCGACGGTGCTGGCCAGCTACCCGACCCGGATCGCCGCGGTCGGCGGCGCCGGCCAGCAGGGCGTGTCGATGTTCTGGCAGGGCGTCCCGGTCGCCGGGTCGC